CGGTCCACATGGAGTGGGCGTTCCATGGGCATAACCAGTGTGCTTTGGTCTTCCATATATTTCATGTATCCCACGGCTTCGCCATACACCGCAGGCACTACATAATCCCATACAATTTTGTTTAATCGTTCAATTTGTGCAGTGATATTGGTGGGGAAGTGTTCGGCATATTGTAAATACACACTTCGCATGACAATTTTTAATTGGTCGACATTTTGAGGAGGAATCACGATTTTGTTGTTGGACATGGCATACACACCTGCCCGCAGACCATTTTGTAGGATTTGGATGTTTTCTGAGCAAAAGAAGACACATGAAACCATATTGTCTTCCCAATCATTACCGGAAAGAGCGGAGGCGTAATTGGTGGATTTGTTTTTAAGGGCAATGCGTTCTTGCATTTTAAACACCGCATTCGGGTCACTGTTCTCGATAATGTTTACTCGTCCATTATAGTTTCCAGAACCCGTCTGTTGTAAAATCATTGTATTGTAATTTTGAATATCCATGTTCTCGATTTTACTGTTCTATACTGTCTCAATAGAAAATTAAGGGAACCACTGTATTCCACTATCGTTTCCTAAATATACATAGGTGCATTTAGCCAAAAAACAGACAAAAAATAAAAAATGTCTATATAATATAACATGTTATCGTTCTATACTATTGTCATTATCATCGCCATTGTAATATTAATTCTGGCACTCGTTCTCATTGGAATGACACTGAATTCTAAAAACAGCACCGTGCCATTCCCTCAATACCAAACTCACTGCCCGGATTTTTGGACACTTAATCAGGAAAAGAAATGCATTCCATCTGTGTTAAATACACCTGCACCAGGTAAATTTTATACTATACATGATATAAGTCATAATGGGGTTATCTTTGACGTCTCTAAAAACCCAACTAAAATAGTAAGTTTAGACCCATCGGAAAACAACTGGACTAGTTTGTGTGATAAATACAAATGGGCAAACAAAAATGCGATTCTGTGGGATGGTATCATGAACACGAACCAATGCTGAAGGGGCACCTACGGTTCCCCCTTCGACCCCCTCCCTTCCGTGATGGGAATTATTTTGGTTGCGAGTCATTGCTTCGCGTGCCATCTGCTGAGGGTTTTTTAAAATAATATGATAGCTGTAGTTTCAGTATTATATTATTTGTATGATAGTTCAGTTTTTATTAATGAAAACTGCGTTTCTACTTATTTGAAACAACTTGCATAGTTCCTCCTCTTTTATTTTTATACTTATTACTGTAATGGATTTTGCGGGATTTGTCTTACAGAATTATTTTGGTTGGAACTGTCGGTAGGATAGGCGCGCGCCTGCGCGCGACGGTTAAATGACGGAGTGCGTGGATACATTACCATAAATGGTGTCATTTTAATAATATAATGGAATATTATTAAAATATGCAGAGAACGATTTTTTTCCTGTTTTCCATAAGGGTCCTACAAAAAAAGTTCCGTGGAAAAATTCCATGGAATATTTTTTATATAAAATAGAATTTTGAAAATTAGGTCTATCCCCCCCTCAAAAAGGTTGACTTATTTAGGGATTTCATGGCGAGATAATTCGAGATAATTTGAGATAATTCGAGATAATGCGAGATAATTCGGGATAATGCAGGGAAAAATCAAAAAAAAATATCTAATTTTACATATATATATGTCACCGTTTGATTATTCAAAAACGAAAATTTATAAAATTCAGTGTAGAGATGAATCCGTACAAGAGGTGTTTTATGGGCACTGCACAAAAATAGCTAATGTAAAGTATCGTCTGAAACACAACCTCGAAAATGGTAACAATACTCACATCTGTAATACTATAAGAGAAAATGGTGGAATTGAAAAATGGGAAATTATTGTTATAGAGTCATATACAGATTGTAAGAATAAAGAACAAGCGAATTATCGTGTCGCTACTATAAAATCGCAAAATAATCCCGCAAAACCAATCCCACTGAATCCCACAACAATCCCTATGAATACTTTAAACCCAGAAACCCCGGAATTATTTAACTGCAATATGTGTAATAAAACATTCACATTAAAAACAAATTTAACACGTCATCGGAAAAATATATGTAATAAATCTACTACTGAAAATGAATTTGAAATTATCCAACTGCAGTTAAATAAATTAGAAGAACACATTAAAAAAAATGATGACAAAATAAAAAAAAATGACGACAGAATAAAACAGTTAGAAGAACAAATTGTTGTAATCAATACTCAAATCAACCATAATGTAAATAACACTCATAACAATATTATATTCGAATTAGGCAATGAAAATTTCAAACAAGTATTGACAGACGAACAGAAATTACAAATCCTCAACCAGAAATACGAAAGCATCGAATATTTCATCAAAAAATATAATTGTAATAAGGACTATCCACAATTCCAAAACGTAAAAATAACATCCATGACAAAATCCCATTGTAAAGCATATTCAAAAAATGACAAAAAATACATTGCAAAGGATATGAAATACACCATTGAAAAATTAGTGGATTACAGAATACATGACCTACGTATCATGTTAGACGAAACCCCGAATGTTCCAGAAGATACAAATATAGCAGTCAGAGGTCTGCTTGACAAGATGGTATCAGACGAAAAATACAAAAAAGAAATATATAAGACGGTCAAAATGACAATGTATAGTGAATCATGTGACAGTTAACCATAAGGAATCTGTTATTCACATATATAGGCGCCTGCGACTATACGATTAAATGCCAATGAAATGTTAATACAATACCATACATGGTGTCATTTTAATAATATCCCATTATATTATTAAAATATGCAGCGAACGATTTTTTTCCTGTTTTCCATAGGGTCCTACAAAAAAAGTTCCGTGAAAAAATTCCATGGAATATTTTTTATTAAAATAGAGTTTTGAAAATTAAGTATTTCCCCCCCTCAAAAAAGGGGTTGGCTTATTTAGCGAGGTTAAGCAAGAATTAGAGAGATTAAGCAAGAATTAGCGAGAATAATTAGAAAAATCAATAATAAAATATAACGTTACTATATATGCCAGTAATTGATTATTCAAAAACGAAAATTTATAAAATTCAGTACGTAGATAATTCCGTGCATGACGTGTTTTATGGGCATTGCACAAATATCGATAATATGAAACATCGATTAAAACGTGAGATTGAAAATGGTAAGAATACACACATCTGTAATACTATAAGAGAAAATGGCGGAATTGGAAATTGGAACATTATTGTTATGGAGTCATATACAGAATGCATGAATAAATTGCAAGCTGAAAATCGTGTAGATACTATAAGAACGAAGAATAATCCCAAAAATACAATACAGATGAATTCTGAAAATGATTCAAATGAAACACCCAATCCGCAGTTAAATAAATATGAAGAAAAAATAAAAAAACTAGAAGAACACATTAAAGAACAAGACAAAAAAATAAAAAAACTGGAACAAAATAGTATTGTAACAACTCAAAACAATAACAATACTGTAAATAACATAACACAAAATAACACAACCAATAATAATATTCAAAACAATATTATATTCGAATTAGGTAATGAAAATTTCGAACAAGTATTGACGGACCAACAGAAATTACAAATTCTCAATCAGAAATACTCAAGTATTGAATATTTTATCAAGAAATATCATTGTAATAAGAAATATCCACAATTCCAAAACGTAAAAATAACATCCATGACAAAATCCCATTGTAAAGTGTATTCAAAAAATGACAAAAAATACATTACAAAGGATTTGAAACGCGTTATCGAACAATTAGTGGATTACAGAATAGGTGACCTACATATCATTCTAGAAGAAACCCCAAATGTGCCAGAAAATACAAATAGAGCAGTCAGAGGTCTGCTTGACAAGATGGATACAGACGAAAAATACAAGAAAGAAAAGTATAAGACGGTCAAAATGACAATGTATAGTGAATCATGTGACAGTTAATGTCATATACATATTCGTCGAGATAACATAATCCTGTTTGTTTGATAAAATTGATTGATTTGGAACGAAATACATCTTGTGTATACATATACATCAAATGGAATATATCAACGCAAGAATAAAACAAGAAATTTGCTATGAAACTTTGGAAGAATTATCCGACACAAAACTAATGGATGAATACAAAGAGTGTAAGTCTTTCAAAAACAACATAAAAAAACTAAGTGACGTATTGGTAAAATATGTTGACGAACAAACAACAAGAGAACAAATTATACAAGATTATTTATTGCAACTAATACCACCGGGAACGAAGGGTGTTATTAGAGGTAACAAATTCAATAAATTAGTGAAACAAAAAATTACAAAAATGGAGTTAGATGCAGACCGATTTGAAATTCGTTTTGAACAAACATGTAAAGACCATTTTACTACCGAGATACCAGATTGGTATATTCTGGAGAAATCAACCAATAAAATTATCATTGGTATGAACCAATTGGATTTATGGAGAGGAGGACAGCAAATCAACCGAGGGTCGAAATACATAGAAAATAATAAACATAATAACGAAAATAGTAAGTTATTATGTGTAGTCTGTAATGAAATCCAATTTACAAGAAAAAAAAATAAAGCATACAAATTATTTGAAACTGGTTTTGAAAATAACACATTGTGTTATTTGAATAATCTACAAAACATTATTATTTCATACTTTGCGTAAAATGGTGCGTAAGGAGGGTGTTTTCTCATTTTTTTTAGTCGGTCTAACATTCTAATAATGGATTGAATTTGAATATTAATTCCTGTTTTGATATGGATTTAGGACCCACGGTATTGTTAAAGTCGTATGTGATTGTAGATAATAACTCAATATTATCACTAATAGATTTCCCATTTGTAAATTTTATAAAATAATGCGATTGAATACTTTTTTCATCAATATTCACATCTATTGTTCCAGCATTGACCCCAACACGACGAAATGATATATCAGGATTTTCTGTTTTTCCAACAAACATAAAATTCAGTGGTTCTAATTTTTCATTTACAGCTCGATTCGTTGTCTTTTTCTCCCATAACTGAAATATACATGGAACGTTATGTTCTATGCCATCTACTAAAAATGATTTATCAGGCAAATCTATTTCAAAAATAAGATGAAAATTTAATGGAAACGTTTTTTTCAAACTGTCTTTTTTGAAACTTTTAGGTAATATAAACGAAACACTATCCGCAAATTCGCAAGATTTTTTTATAAATTTAATCGCTAATGAAGATTGTCGACCAAATGGAGGATTACCTATTATATGTATTTTACTAAATTTTTCCTTAATGCTACCATAGTCATATAGCAAATAATCTTGTTTGATTATTTCATGATTGTCTGGTTCTAAATCATAAAATCTAAAATTATTGGTTAATGATTTAATGCCTGTAATAAAAGAACCATTACCTGCACTTGGTTCTACAATTAAATCGTCTGCATTTATTTGTATATATTTTTTAACGAGGTTTACGCACAACTCTACAACAATATCCTTTGTGTAATATTTATCAATAGTATTACGTTGTAGTCCTTTTGTTTGTTTAGTATCCATGTTGTTGTCTGTGGGTTCAGTTAAATTGGTAATATTTAAATCAATTTTTTGTTTATGTATATAGTGTATTACTGTTTTATTTATATATAGTTTATACCGGTGAAGATTTGAAATGGGCGTATTTCAAATAGTTATCGGTTATCCCACTACAATTTACGTTTTACACAAAATCATCGTGTAAAATGTAAAAAAGACCAACCAATAGGCAAACCCATTCAAAAGTGCTTGTTCAGTTTATTGTAACTGTCTGGATTCGTCGCTTTACATATTTGACTTGTGTTACCATATAGATAACAACCGTCTGAT